CTCAACAAGCCAACGCTTACACACCACTGCACCGGCACCTTGAAGTAGAGTATTAAGTGCAGCATGTTCATGCCTGATGTGTAGCATACGTCCATCAAGACCACGTATCAAACCCTTTGAAGCTACTGCACCTATATCTTTACGTAGCTTGTTAAGTGCTGGCATATTCTTCAGGAACTTTCCGATAAGTTTCTGTCCATCAGAAGAGTTACCACCAACTACACTACCAATCTTAGCAGGACCAGCACCATACAAAAATGCATAGATAAATGTCTTGGCTTGGTCACGGTTACTTAGACCTGCTGCCTTCATGTTAGCTGTATGTACATCACCTGTTAGTACCTCATTAGTAAACTTAGCATCGTTCATGTAGTGAGCAAGACATCTAAGCTCAAGACCGCTGGCATCAGTACCGACTAGCTGATGCGTCTCTGGATTAGATACTGTCCAGAGTTCTCTACACTCCTTACCATATGGACTGTACACTGCCGGAACCTGTGCCATGTTAGGGCTATGGTGTGCCATCCTGCCGGTGATAGTCTTGAGGGTAAGCACCCTGCCATGCACTCGTTCCTGTTCGCTACATGCCTGTATCCACGCCTTCAGTAGGCCGGTACGTTTTTGTAGCAGGAAGTAACGAGAGAACATCTTAGCCTCTGGCATATCAATCGTATCCAGCACTGCCTCATTAACAATCACATTGCCTTTGTCTGTTTTCTTTGTAGGCTTCCACCCTTTCTTCATCAGACGTTCAGCAATCTGCTTACGACTTGCTATATTAAAAGGTATTTCTTTTGTCTTTGTCTTTAACTCTACAATGGTAGGTGGAAAAATATCGTGAGCCTTCTCTTCAAGAGAGTGCAACTCATCCATAAGTTTAGCTTCCAGTGTCATGCCCTTCATTAGGTCAAAGGCAAAGCCGTTGCTCTGTTGTTTGTCTACGATGCTACGAACCTTCCGTTCCAGATCATATGATTCATCAGAGAACTTCTTACCTTCTTCCTGTAGGTAGTCATACGTCTCCATTGTTACAGCCGTGTCGGTGTAGCAGTACTTCAACATATCTTCATTGAAGTGGGAGAAGTCATGGTAGTCACCCTTCTTGTGGTTGAAGAAGTTACCCCATGACTCAAGGGAGTGACCACCATCACGTATAGGATTATATAACTGTGACTTAATAAGTGTATCATCAATCTGATCTATCTTAATATCAGAACCAGTAAACTTATTAAGTAAGGGAGCGTCGAAGCTGATACCGTTGTGCATAATAAAGGTATCTATTTTCTTCGACCACTCCCTGAAGTCACGGCATTCATCTCCTATCCAGTGCCGTGTCTGTCCTGTTTCTTTGCTCCTTGCTACGATACAATGTATCTTGGTTGCATTGATAGCATCTGTTTCTATATCAACTACTGCTCTCATTTGTCATGTCCACTAAGTATGCATCTTCTACGGGAATATGAAAGAATTTTTCTCCCTTTCTTATCTTGTAGTTAGAGGCTTCTTTGACTTCACACTCTAACAATGTGTTACCATCTACGTGCCATGCCATAGTGCAGTCATGGTTGAAGACCACAAAAGTAAGTAGGTCATTGTAACATTCCTTCTTCCATTTGTCAAGAAGCCTTTGCTTACGATGCGGTATACGTAACTCTTTCCAACTGTCGGGCCACTCGTTACCCTTCCAAGAATACTTCACCTCCACTTCATAGAGATGTCTTGGAAGGTCTGGACCTACTGTTGAAACTATATCAAAGTAAGTTGTCTCATTAGTATCTATGTTAGTATGATCTTTATTTTTTAACCAAGAAACCATAGCTTCTTTGGCTTCTCTGTCAGCTTTCTCATATAGATTGCGATCAAACTTCTTTCTAACCTCACTCATTGTCATCCTCCACAAAGGGGTTGTCGATCTGTGTCATGCGTCCTGTCTCACCATCATAGTGAAGGTGACAGGCCACACCAGTATCACCTGTGTACCTGTTCTTCAGAACACGGATAGAGGTAGTGTTAGCTTCGATAGGATCGTCTGCCTGTTGGTTACGCTCCAGTGCAATCACTGCATCAGATAGGTGGGCAATAGAAGCAGAGCCACGTAGGTGTGACAGGGTAACCTCACGGCCATTCTCATGCCCATTGTCACCTGATGGGCGACGTAGGTGGCTGACCAGTAGCAGGGCAATGCCTGTCTCTTCAACAAGAGAACGAAGCTTGGTCATCAGGATGTCGATAGACTTACGCTCATTGCCGTTGTCTTCCTGACCTGACACAAGGATAGACAGGTGATCAAGGAAGACCCACTTGCAGTCAAGAGCCTTTGCCATGTACCTGACACGTCCAAGTATCTCGTCGTTCTCCATGCTGCCAAAGTGATCGAAGGCAAAGAACCTGCCGGAGTCAATCGTCTTGGCTTGCCAATCGTCCAACTGTTCCTGTGTGTACTGGTCACGTATCTCCTTAATGTACAGTCTAGCGTTAGCTTCCACACTCATAAGGTTGAAGGCAGTCTGCTTCGTGTTCTCTTCCATAGCAAGCACACCAATATTATCTTTGGTATTCTGCATAATATGATACATAAGCTCACGCATGATGCTGGACTTACCCATACCTGCACCAGAGGTGAACGTGACAAGCTCTCCTGTCCTGATGCCGTAGGTCTTGTCGTTCATACCGGACCACGGGTAGGGACAAGTCTCGTTGTGTGTCTCATCGTACAGGCTACGGCCAAGGTCAGCAAGGTTGATAATACCTGCCGGTGTAAATGTACGTGCGCTCCACCATGCCTGAGTAAACTTCTCACGTTGACCTGTCTTCAGATACTCATTAGCATCCTTCAGTTCAAGGTCCATGATCTTACACTTGTTAGGCTCAAACAGTTTGGCAACTGCCTGTGCTGCCTCTTTGCCCTGCTTATCATTGTCAAAGCAGAGAACAATAGTATCGAACTTATTCAGGTATTCAAGTGACTGCTGACAGTTCTTCACGGCAGACTGTGCGCCATTCTTGATAGATACTGAGGGCCACTTCGATCCCATCAGTTCATAGGCACTCATGGCATCTATCTCACCCTCGCACACCGTGACAAACTTACCTGTCTGACCAAAGATATTCTGACCAAACAAACCACACTCAGAAAGATTACCCTCAGACCAGAACTGCTTGTCACTGGTACGCCGGAACTTTGATGCAAGATGATTACCATTCTTGTCATAGTATTTGTACATATGTTTATCTACAATGGTGCCACTCTTACTTACAGTGACGCCATACTTCTTACAGGTATCAAGAGTAATCTTTCTGTCAGCAATAGCTGAGAAGGTAAAGGATGAGGGATTTTCATTCTGCATTTTGATAACCTGAGTTGGTTGGGTTGGCATCTGTTCTCCATTTCTATAGGGCTTGGATTCGTCGCAGCTAAAACATTTAGTTCCCCACTCGTAGTATGCCAGTGCGTCTGACGAACCACAGTCGGGGCAGGGTTGGTGTGTTTTAAGTTCCATAAACTTCTCCATATTAATTGAGCCTTAGTAGTTTCGTAGAAACTCTACTACTAAGACTCAATTAAGTTTACCATTTACCTTTACTGTTTTCCATGAGTTCCTTACATAACTCTTGTCGGTGTGCAGCTATATCCTTTTCTATTGATACCAGTGTCTCTATCTTATCAACCATCTCCATCTTACGCCACGGTGCTTTAAAGCATGTCTGTACATGTCCTCTCTCTTTTGGTTTATATATTTCAACAAGAACTTCCATAGCTCTATCCCTTCTTGATTTCATAAACTCTTTCTGTAGGTAATCCGGTAACATGCTGAGTGAGTTGTTCACGGTTTTGAAGTTCTTCTTCTGCCTCCTTCTTAGTAGTGAAAGATTTAATCTCCACATCTCCCCACTCCTTTTTCAATACTAACTTCCACATAACGCACTCCATGATTCAGGAAATAACTTTTCCATATGATCTCCGATTGGTTTAACTACGCTACTGGTTTCAAGCTGTGCGTCTTTGCTGCACCGTAGTTTGTATATTCTTGCGAAGGCCATCAGTGTACCAGACCAGTACCACTCTGTCAACATGCTTTGTGGCAGCACAGTTCGTGCTTGTTCAGGACACACACCTATGCCTAACATAGCTTTATATGCATCAAGACAGTGGCGTGTTGCGTCTATATACATATGATCTACTATGTTCTGTGATGGTGTAGCATCTTCTGATGATCCCTGCTTCACGTTCGCTGCACTCTGTCTCCAGTAATCAGGCGACCAGAACTCTGGCTCAGTTTTAATATACCTACGGCTAACTTCATTCCAGACCAGACCAACCTGATGCTTCATAAGCTGACGTGCTACAAAGATGGGTGCCTTGATCCTGAACTGTGCAGAGCCATGACCAAACGGTGTCCAGTGATTGTGCTTGGCAAGATACTTTATTAGTTTAATATCTTTATCTTGAAGCACTCCCTCAGTCGGACCACCAA